GTGGTGTTTCCTTTGATGGTAGTGCCAATATTAATCTTCCCGGTGTTAATGCTGCGGGTAATCAGAGTACTTCAGGTAATGCCGCTAGTGCAACTATACTAGAGACAGCTAGAACTATTGCTGGAAAGTCTTTTAACGGTAGTGCTAATATCACTATCGCTGCTACTGACTTATCTGATACAGACCAAAGTCTAGCCACAGGTGACAACGTACAGTTTGCTCAAGTAACTACTACGGGTAATGCCATCATAGGTGGTGACTTAACTGTCAATGGTACAACCACTACAGTATCTACAACTAACATGACTGTATCGGATGCCCTAATTGAATTGGGTACAGGTACTACAGGTACTCCCGCTAATGATGCAGGTATTGTCATTGAACGTGGCGATGCAGCTAATGCCTTTATGGGCTATGACGAAAGTGCTGATAAGTTTACAGTAGGTACTGGCACATTTACAGGGGCTACTACAGGCAACCTAAGCATCACTACAGGCACACTTGTAGCTAATGTCGAGGGTAACGTCACAGGAGCAGTCACAGGCAATGCAGACACTGCTACGGCACTAGCGACTGCACGTACAATTGCTGGTCAATCGTTTGACGGTACAGCTAATATCACTATTGCTCCTACAGACCTTACAAGTGTAACTGTTACCGCCACTGAATTAAATATTATAGATGGTGATACGTCAGCTACGCCTACTACTCTTGCAGATGCAGACAGAGTTGTAGTCAATGATGCTGGCACCATGAAGCAGGTAACACTTACTGACTTTGAAACTTACATGGAGACATCTTTAGATACTCTCAGTAATGTGACAACAGTGGGTGCTCTTAATGGTGGTAGTATTACAAGTGGCTTTGGCGATATTAATAATGGCTCAAGTGCTATCACAACGACTGGTACAGTAACCTACGGTAACTTGTCCGATGGTACTATTACTATTACAGGCTTCGTAGATGAAGATAACATGGCATCTAATAGTGCTACACTTATACCTACACAACAATCTGTAGAGGCTCGTATTCAAGCCGTAAGTGCTACATCTAATAACGTAACTGGTCTTAACGCTACAGGTACAGAGCTAAACACTGTAGCTGACTTTTCTGCTGTAAGTGTAGATACAAGCACAGCAATAGCTAGTAACGATGCCCTATTAGTATTTGACAACGGTAACGAAATAGGTTATCGTGACGTAGACTTACTTGATACGTACTTCTCAGCTACAACTAAAACACTTACCAATAAAACAATAACAAGTCCTATCCTAACAGGTATGCACCTTAACGACTCAGGGTTTACTGTTGAGGGTTCCAGTGCAGACGGTAATGAAACTACTGTAGCATTTACTAACCCTACCGCTGCTCGTACTATTACATTTACGGATGCAAGTGGTACTGTTCTTCTAGAAGGTAAAGTTAATAGCATCGACAGTGATATGTATGTTGATGGTAGTATAGACCAAGTACACTTAGCAGATGCTATTGTTAATGAAGCTAAGATGCAAATCTCTAACGGCCCAACCAACGGGTATGTACTTACTGCACAGAGTGGTAATACTGGTGGTCTAACTTGGGCGGAAGCTGCAAGTGGTGCGGATCTTTACGCTGAAAACCCAAGCAGCCCTACTGCACCTTCTGCTACTGGCACTAATGCTGTGGCTATTGGGACAGCTTCGGAAGCATCTGGGGATGAATCTGTTGCAATAGGTCGGTTTAATGAAGCATCTGGTACTAGGTCGTTCTCAGCGGGTCCATATAATGCGGTAGCAAGCGGGACGGAAAGCATTGCTATGGGCTACCAAGCCCGTGCAGACGGCTACAGAAGCATAGCTTTAGGAAGGGCAACCCTTGCTTCTCCTGATTATTCTGTAGCAATAGGCCACACTTCCAGCGGTTCTGGCGCTCAAGCCGTCACAGGTTCAGGCGCAATGGCTCTCGGTGGATCATACGCCTCTGGCACGGACTCCCTCGCAGCAGCTATTGCCGACAACAGTTCAAGCTACGGCGCTACTGGTTCTAAATCTATCGCTATGGGCAGAAGTGCTAAGGCAACTGCAACATCTTCAATTTGCCTCTCTGGAATTAACAACATTGCGTCAGGAAACTACAGCTTTGTTGCGGGCGGCGGATACAACGAGTCGTCAGGTGCATACGCCTTTTCTTCTGGTCAAAGTAGCATAGCAGCGGGACAGTACTGTACAGTTACTGGCAGAGCAAACACGACAACCTCCGCTGCGGATTACTCTGTGGCTTCTGGCTATAAGTCTGTTGCTACTATCATTGGGCAAAAGGTTCATGCAGTCGGTCGTTTTAATAATGATGGTGACGCACAAAGTAGCTCCTTTGTTCTTCGCTCTGACACAACAGACGCCACCCCCGAAGCCCTGACAACTGACAATTCTGCTGCTGGAACAACAGACCAAGTCATCCTACCCAACAACTCAGCCTACGCTTTCCACGGCACCATCGTCGCACGTCAACAGGCATCCGGCGGAACAGCTTGTGCCGCATGGAAAGTCGAAGGTCTCATCCGCAGGGAAGCCAACGCTGGAACCACAGTGCTCGTCAACAGCGCCACAACCATCCTAGACAATACACCTGCTTGGGGCATGGCTCTATCAGCAGACACAACAAACGGTGGCCTTAAGGTTGAGGTCACAGGTGAAGCGGCAACAAACATTCGTTGGGTCGCTACGATCAATACATCTGAAGTAACTTACGCCTAAAGGAGATACCAATGGCTATTCAAAATACAATCTTAGAAGGCGCCAGCCAGTACGGTATCGCTTTCAACAACGCTTACTACCGCATTGCTACAGCAGCAATCAGTCGCCAACGTGGGGATGACCCCAAGTTCTCAGTTATGATTGACCTGTCAGCATATGCGACAGCAACACCCGGTGATGACACCCGTGAGGTAGACTTCAAACGCTACAACGCAAACCTGACAGACATCGAAGCTGCAACAGGTACTACGTTCTTGGACAAATGTTATGCTTGGGTCATGGCTCAAGATGACATGAACGGTTCGGAGGCTGTATAAATGTCAGTAACCATCGACTACACAAAGGGTTTCTTTGAGCCATCGCCCGTTGCTGAGAAGGTGGGAACGATCACAGGCACAACTCTTGACCTCACGTCTGGTAACGTGTTTAGCTACACCCCTACGGCTGACACTACGTTTGTCTTCAGCAACCCCCCTACGACGGGTACTGCCCTCGGATTTACGTTGGGGCTAACTGGCCTGTATATTTCTGACGGCTATGACCTAGCTAATGCAGAGCCCCCTGTTTATGGGAGGTTCAGTGTTGCTGCTCAAGAAGCAATTCCAACAGGCATCTTCTTCAAGCCAGATGGCGCAAAGATGTACGTTACTGGGCAATCAGGAGATGATGTCAATGAGTATGACCTGAGCACTGTTTGGGATATAACTTCAGCTAGTTACCTTCAGAACTTCAGTGTTAGTGCTCAAGAAGCATCTCCAACCGACGTGTTCTTCAAACCTGATGGCACAAAGATGTACGTTATTGGGTATAGTGGGGATGATGTTAATGAATATGACCTAAGCACCGCTTGGGATGTAACGTCGGCCAGTTACTTACAGAACTTCAGTGTTTCCGCTCAAGACACAAATCCAAACGGTATCTTCTTCAAACCTGACGGCACAAAGATGTACATTCTTGGGTCTACTGGAGATGATGTAAACGAATACGACCTAAGCACTGCTTGGGATGTAACGTCGGCCAGTTACTTGCAGAACTTCAGTGTTTCCGCCCAAGAAACAGCTCCACAAGGCATCTTCTTTAAACCTGATGGGACTAAGATGTATATTATTGGGTACAGTGGAAATGATGTCAATGAGTATGACCTGAGTACCGCTTGGAATGTTTCTACGGCCAGTTACTTACAGAACTTCAGTGTTAGTGCTCAAGAAACAACTCCCTCCGGCATCTTCTTCAAACCTGATGGCACAAAGATGTATATTATTGGGTACAGTGGAGATGCAGTCTATTCATACACCCTAAGCACAGCTTGGGACCTAAGCACTGCCAGCTTTGACTATCCCACTGAAGGGTACTTCAGTGTTTCCGCTCAAGAATCAGCTCCAACAGGCATCTTCTTCAAACCCGACGGGACAAAAATGTACGTTCTTGGGGCTGATGGAGATGATGTTAATGAGTATGACCTAAGCACAGCTTGGGAGGTATCTTCAGCTAGTTACTTGCAGAACTTCAGTGTTAGTGCTCAAGAAACAATTCCCTCCGGCATCTTCTTCAAATCCGATGGCACAAAAATGTATGTTATTGGGCTTAGTGGAGATGATGTCAATGAGTATGACCTAAGCACAGCTTGGGATATAAGCACTGCGTCTTACTTGCAGAACTTCAGTGTTAGTGCTCAAGAAACAACTCCACAAGGCATCTTCTTTAAACCAGACGGCACAAAGATGTATGTTATTGGGACTATTGGGGACGCAGTATATGAGTATGACCTAAGCACAGCTTGGGATATAAGCACTGCGTCTTACTTGCAGAACTTCAGTGCTGCTGCTCAAGAAACAAATCCACAAGGCATCTTCTTTAAACCAGACGGCACAAAGATGTATGTTATTGGGATTACTGGGGACGATGTTAATGAGTATGATTTAAGCACAGCTTGGGATATAAGCACTGCGTCTTACTTGCAGAACTTCAGTGCTGCTGCTCAAGAAACAAATCCACAAGGCATCTTCTTTAAACCAGACGGCACAAAGATGTATATTATTGGGTACAGTGGAGATGCAGTATGGCAATACTCCACAGGCTTTGCCGGAGATGCGACCTTCACATACCCTGCGTCTGTCGAGTGGGCAGCAGGTACACCACCTACCGCCCCTGCTGCCGGTGAGACAGACCTACTGACGTTCTTCACGCAAGATGGTGGCACAACTTACTACGGACGCTTGATAGGCGACAACTTCAGCTAAATAGGAGCATTAAATGCACGTTAAGATCACAAACGACCAGCCCGTAGAATTTCCCTACACAATCGGGCAATTTCGTCGTGACCACCCTAAGACTAGCTTTCCTCGCATCATTCCTGACACGATGCTGAAGCGCCATCTGGTGCATCCAGTGATTGAACTGTCTAAGCCAGCCTATGAGCCGTTGGTACAAAATTTAGTAATGGGTGATATGCCTCACAAAGAGGTGATCCGTCTGAAGACAGAAGAAGATGCCACAAACCATATCACAGGCGAGGTAGACCAGTCTCAGGTAGATCAGCCTATTCACGGTAATCGCTGGTTCATTGGCTACACGGTCGTCAACAAGCCACAGGATCAAGCAGAGGCAGCGGTTCGCAACCATCGTGACCAACTCCTGCAAGCAACAGACTGGCAAGCCCTAAGCGACAACACAATGGGCGAGGCAGTGACAACCTACCGCCAAGCCTTGCGTGACATAACAGATCAAGACGGGTTCCCTTATTCTGTCGTGTGGCCCACCAAACCGTAGGAGTAGTACATGCTAGGTTTTAGCCCTCTCGCCTCTGCCGCACTTGCGGATGATGGGGCTATTGCTGAAGTAATTTACCTTCTTAACGGCGATGACATTACTACGGACGAAGTTACCGCAATGGTATCTACTTGGTTTGATAGTTGGTAGTATGGAAAAGGATAGCTGGCACTTGAATAAATCAATACCCATAACTTTTGTGCTGGCTATTTTAGCTCAGACTATGGCGCTGGTGTGGTTTGTTGCATCACTTAATAATGGAATTGCAACAAACACAAGAGACATTATACGGCACGAGTCACGAATAATTGCGCTAGAAAATACTGTACAGGCACAAGCGGTTACTATGGGACGTATTGATGAGAATATAAAGTCTATTCGGCTTATGATGGAAGAGAGTCGTAGGGAAAAATAGTATTGCTATGTGTACTGGCCTTCGTTTCTTTTAATCACGCATGGACTACTAGAGGTAATACGCTATTTCAATATTGCTATTATGATTGTGGGCTTTCTAAAAACGGCGGTTGGTACGACAGAGTATATAAAGTAAGTTACACCTACGTATGCCCTATAGAGGTTAGGTTTAAATGATTGATCCATTTACAGCGTTTGCTGCCGCACAAACAGCGGTATCTGCTATTAAGAAAGGTATACAATTAGGCCGTGACATTGGTGGAATTTCTAATGACCTAGCAAAGTTTGCGGGTGCTATGTCTGACATTACTTTTGCTCACAAACAATCCGAAAACCCGCCTTGGTATGCCGTATTGTTTGGTGATAGTGGACCAAACGCAATAGATATATTCGCTAAGAAAAAACAAACAGAGGCTTTACGTGCGGAAATTAAACAGTATATACAACTTGGTTACGGGCCAGAAGCTTGGGATGAACTTCTCGCTATTGAAGCAAAAGTGCGCAAGGCTCGTCAAAAAACTCTCTATCGAAAAGCAGAAATACAACGGTCAATTAGGGAGTGGACTCTGGGCATTATTGTTTTGGTATCAGGATTTGGTATCCTTAGCGTGGGGATTTATTATCTCGGCAAAAAACAAAACAAATGGTAAATAGTTATTGACACGTAATATACCTAATAGTATACTTTGTCGTATGACAATAAACGATCTAGTAAGTAAGAATGGATAATCAGTATGGCTAATGAAGATGTAAATACTACAGATACAGAAGAAGATGCTGTAGTAAAACCCTACACTATTAATGACGCTATGGTAGAAAGGGCAATGGCTCCGAACCTACCTACAGGTTCTACGGTATCTCCTGTAGGTACTACTATTACACAAGATCAACTTGTAGGTACTACATTAGGTCAAGCTCCCGATGCACCTACTTCAATGGTTGCACAAGGGGGTGCTTCAACCGCAACAGCACCAACAGCAATTACTACCGCAATGGTAGATCCCCGCTTTGTCACAACTCCAGTAACCAGCGCATTAAACAGTGTTACTGCAGAAACAGGAAGTGTATCGTCGCAAGCTCAAGTACAGGCGGCACAAGGAACTATACCAGATAGCAGTTTAGCTACGGCTATAGGTGTAGATGAAAAATACATACAGGAAGCAAAGGCTGGTACACGGGTTGTATCCCAACAAGAAATTGCTAATGCTGCGTTAGCTTTAAATATTCCTATTGCACAAGCTCAAAAGTTACTAACACCTGTAGCTACTGCAGAGGCAGCTAAATTTACAACGGGTACACCACAAGCTGAAGCGGTAACAGATTATACTGTAGGTACTGTACCTACGGTTGAAGGTGCGGTAGCACAAGAAGAGATTGCTACCGCACAAGGAGGCGACTTGCAAGCTGCTCAAGCTTCCGCTGAACAATCCTTAAAAGATATTCAAGCTAAGTTTGCTAGTGGTGAAGTTACTGCAGATCAACTGGCTACGGCTCAAACAAACTACAATAACGTAACAACGCAAATTGCTAAACGTGCCGTAGGTGATAACGAACTTGCCGCAGTAGCTGGTATAGGTATGTCAGCAGAGCAGGCAGTTGCTTCGGTTAGCTCTTATCAATCTGCCTTAGAGTCTGCACAAAATAAAATATCTGATGGTGAAACAATTACACCTCAAGATTACTATAATCTACCTGCCGCTACTATTGCAAGTATGCAAGAAACTGCTGTTAAAAATGCAGCTACCGCATCTCTTACTCCTGAAGCAAGCGTAGCTACAAGTTCATATCAGTCTACTGTTTCTGCAACACAGGGTCATGTAGGCTCCCAAGAACTAATTGATGCAGAAGCCCAAGGTTTACAGATTGGTCAAGCAGTTGAAGCTGTTGCCGCAGTAGCTAACGAATTAAATACTGCAGCTACCGCAGTAGCGCAACAAGGTACGTTGTCACAGTATCTTGCAGAGGCTTCTCAAGTTAACACTACAGCTAAGGCTACCGTACAAGGACAGATGGCGCAGCTAATGGCGCAGTTTGAGAATGGTACACCTATATGGGCTTCCGGTGCTATGAGAGCCGCTAATGCAGCTATGGCATCCCGTGGTTTGGCTGGTTCTAGTATGGCTGGTGCTGCTATTGTGCAAGCTACTATGGAAGCTGCTCTGCCCATCGCATCCGCAGACGCTAAGTTTTTGTTTGACGCCAATATATCTAATGCAAATTTTAAACAGCAAGTATCTCTTGCTAACGCTGCTGCGCAACAAAACATGGAGCTTGCTAATTTAAATAACAGGCAGCAAGTTGCTTTGTCTAATAGCACGAATGCATTTACACTGCAGACACAAAACTTGTCTAACGAACAGTCTGTAATTCTAGCTAATGCCCAATTTAAATCTGCGGTACAACAGAAAAACCTAGACGTAAAGACGCAGACTTCTCTAGTCAACGCAGCACGGTATGCAGAAGTAAATAATATTAACCTTAATAATACACAACAGGCATTGTTACAACGATCTTCTGAAAACTTGCAGGTAGACATGAGTAACTTGTCTAACACACAGCAAACTTCTTTGGCTAACTTGCAGGTACAAGCTTCTATTGCGGGTCAAGAACTTACTAATGAACAACAGATGTCTGTCCTTTCTTCATCACAGACATTTGAAGCTGCGCAGTTCGACGCTACAGCAAAGCAACAAGCTTTTATGCAAGACGCACAGTCACGTGCTGCCTTAGAAGGTAAGACACTAGATGTACGACAGCAAACTGCGTTGTTTAATGCTTCTCGTATAGCAGAAGTAAACGATATTAATCTAAACAACGAACAACAAGTTCGACTGCAAAAGTCTGCAGAAAATTTACAAGTAGATACTACAAACGCATCTAACCGTCAACAAATAGCTCTTGCAAATGTTCAGCTTAGGGCTTCTTTGCAAGATAAAGTATTGAGTAATACACAGCAAGTAGCAGTTTTAAATGCAGAACGCTACGCAGAAGTTAATAACATTAACCTGAACAATGAACAACAGGCGTTTGTACAGGACGCTACTATTAAGGCTGTTCAAGAGAATAAAACTTTAGATAATACGCAGCAAGCTGTGTTGTTTAATGCGGCTAGGCAAGCACAAGCTAAAGATATTATTTTAAATAACGAACAACAAGCATACATGCTACAGTCTACACAAAACTTTCAGCAAGACATAACTAACCTGTCTAACCGTCAGCAAACATCGTTGGCAAACGCACAGCTAAATGCTAGTTTGCAAGGAAAGGTTCTTGACAACAACCAACAAACTGCTATACTTAATGCCGCACGTTACGCCGAAGTTAATAATATTAATCTAACGAATAAACAACAAGCCTTTGTACAAGAGTACTCAGCACGTACTGCATTTGAAGGTCAAGCTATATCTAATAGTCAACAAGCTTCTATCTTTAATGTATCCAGTATTCTTCAAGAAAGAAACATTGAATTAACTAACGAACAGCAAACAAGTTTGTTTAATGCGACTAGTAAAATGACTGTTGATATGACAGAACTATCTAATAGGCAACAATCTGCCGTAGCTAATCTGCAAGTGGAGGCTGCGTTACGGGGGCAAGAGTTACAGAACCAGCAACAAGTAGCTGTAATTAATGCGGAACGGTTTGCAGAAGCTTCTAACCTACAGTTCTCATCTGAGCAACAGATTATTTTATCTAATTCTCAAATGATGCAGACTATTGGTTTGGCTGAAATGTCCAGTGCGAATACTACGGCACTTCAGAACGCTGCGCAATTAGCTAACATGGATATAGCTAATTTAAATTCAAGGCAGCAAGCAGCCGTACAAAATGCTCAATCCTTTTTAAATATGGACATGGCTAATTTGTCTAACCGCCAACAAACAAACATGTTTAAATCTCAAGCTATGCAGCAAGCGTTACTTTCAGATCAAGCGGCAGATAATGCTGGTAAACAGTTTAACGCAAGTAGTGAAAATCAAGTCAATCAATTTATGACTAGTCTATCGTCACAAGTATCCCAGTTTAATACAGCGCAACAAAACGCTACTAAACAGTTTAATGCAGGCGAAGTTAACGCTATGAGTAAATTTAATTCACAGATAACTGCTCAACGTGATCAATTCAATGCAGCTAACCAACTTGTGATAGCACAAAACAATGCTAACTGGCGCAGACAAGTGGCAACAGAAGACACAGCAGCTGTTAATAGGTCCAATGAAATTAATGCAGCTAATACTTTAGCTATGTCTAATACAGCGTACGATAATTTATGGAACTACTACTCCGACACTATGGAATTTGTGTGGACTAGTGCGGAAAGTGAACGAGAGCGTACTGTTGACATTGCTATAGCAAACTTAAACAATGATGCTAGTGCACTTGCGGTTAGTAACCAGCAAGACTATCAATCATCCTTGTCTTTTGGTAACTTAGTGGGTACACTGTTTACATCGGATTTAAGTGGTAGCTTTGCCGGGTCTATAATAGACAATATTTTTTAAATAGAGGAAAGTTAAATAAATGTTTAACGTATTTGCAAAAGCATACAAGGATATAAAGTTGCCTGAGAAGAAAGAGATTGTTTCTTCTAGCAAAACTAAAGGTTTGTTGTCACGAAATAAGGAAGTAACACCCGCTGATAGTTCATCCAGTGAACCTATGGATCGTATAGCTAACTACGTGGCAAGCATACGAGAAGATAGAATGAGGATTAAAGATGATAGAGACACCTGAAGTATCCCTTAACCGACCTATTCCCGGCATGGGTATGACTGCAGAAGTTGGTAGCAGGCCGTGGCAACAGCCTCCGCAGTACACAACTATAGAGGAAGCTCTTGACTTTTATATCCCAAGGCTTACAGAAGAAAACTTTAACGATCAATTGCTAGACGTTATGGAGATGGGTATTCCTTTAACTACTATTGCTAGTAGCATACAACTTGCAGGCGTCATGCAAGGTAAGCACACGGTTGATGTAGGTGTTCTTATTATGCCAGTACTCATGGAGATGATGGCTTATATTGGTGACGATGCGGATATTAGTTACGTAATAGGGGACGAAGCAGAAACTAATTCCGACAAAATCTCCAGTAGTAAAATTGCATTGGCTATGAAGTCAATGAAAAAACGTTTACCAGAGGCGCTAGAAAATGCTGATGAACAAGAAGTTGTAGAAGTACCAGAAGAAGAAGAAGTATCTATGCCTTCTGGTCTTATGTCGAGGAGAATATAGATGGCGTTTAGCTTTGGAGGTTTTGCCGCAGGTGCAGCGGGTGCAGTTACCGAACGTATAAGAATAAACGAAGACAGAACGCAAAAACGTTTAGAGGAATCACGCCGTGATGCCCGTGCTCTTAGGTTACGTAAGGGAGCCGAACGTGATGCAGAAAAGAAAGCTACGGAAGAAGCCATAGGTTCCTTGACGTTTATGGGATACGCACCGGAAACTGCTGCGCACATTGCTAGTCAGGGCAAAACCGCTGTATCTTTAGCAGGTGATGCAGGTACACGTGCTATGCAGCGTGGCCTAGACATTAATACTATTTACAGTTTGCCTGAAGTTAATTCTAACAGTGCCGTAAATGAGACTATAGATGGTGCCGAACCCAAAGCAAGTACTGTGTTTGGTGGTTTTAACCGTGAAGAATATCAGAGGTTGTATCAAGAACCTGATGAGATTAGCAATAGCTTTGGTGCTAGGCTTGCAGTCTTATCTCAAAAACAATTAGCAACTAATGACCCGAATAAAATTGCAGGTTATGAGCGGCAAAAGGTGACGCTACTAAAAGACTTAAACGCCATGAAAGAAGCTGAAAGTATTAAAGGTGAGGATGAAAAAGGTCCAACATTTACACTAGGTACTATACAATCTAATGTTAACTCAGCAGTCAAACAACAGCTAGTAAACTTTGATTTAGGTATGGACATGGAAGGTAATATTAGGGGCAAGATTGAAGGTAAAGAAGCTCAGGTTGAGGTGGCTAGATTACGTGCCGCAGATTATCTTAATCAAACATTTACATCTTTAGAAGACCCTGTTATGACAGATGCTGTCTCTGCTTTACAGGCACAGGCAGCAACTAATTTAAATAGCTATAAAAATGCTATTTTATCACAAGTAAAAGCAGGGCAGCTACCACTACCGAGCAATTATAAAACAGAGGTCAGTTTAGAAGCTATGATTAACAACAAAAGTAAATATAATATAGGGGACGTTATTGCTATACCGAGAGGTGCATATGTATACACACAAATTGATAATCCGGGCCTTAAAAACGACATTACAGAAGACGAAGAAGATAGGATTCCGTTTTACTAATGGCTGAAGCACTTTCACTTGATGACTATACAAAGTTTAGAGATTCAAACTATGCAAAGTCTAGAGATAAAGAAGATGACGAAGAAGATACAGTAGTCACTCCTTCTCTCCCAACGAAACCCTCCCGGCAAAGGGATGTGGGTGCCGTGTCATTGAGTGTTTATACAGCCCAACGAGATGGTACTAAAGCTAGTGATGTTTTAGTTGTAGAAGATGCGGAAGAACCTGACTGGCTTACTCCTGTCGCTTATGACTCAAGTGAGGTAGAGGAACAACCGGATTATGAATACGTAGAAGACAGACGGTATGAAAAAGTAGCTGAAGAAGTCAAGGATTTTGAGGATTATGTTTCTGGATTAAAAGAAGAAGAACGCATTGCCTTTGATGCTGACATGCGCAAAGACATGCTGGCAGGCGCTGATATGCGTGAGGCTGGTTTGGGGGAGTATCTTATATCGCAACTGCCTACTGGCGCATTGATTTGGTTAGGTAATTCTATGCAAAAGGTTGGCGCTATATCTACGGACGTCCTTGAAAGTACTTTTTCAGGGTTAAACGAAGCGTACCCAGAAGCCTTTGAGGTTTTAGATAGTGCTATAACAGGTAATAGGTACGGAAATACTGAAAGCCCCAAGAAACTAGCAGACTTTGTGGCAGAGGGCCTTGGCTCTGCGTTTGAATTTACAGAAACTATTCCCGCACTAGGTAGTGTTCAACGAGTTATAAACTCAGCGGTAAATGCCGGAGTTCGTAACCCTACCAAAGTACTCGCAGGTATGGATGCTGACTTAGAGAGAGCTAACCGATACAATGTTGGTGGCGCACGTATAGCTACAAGTAGAGCTAGGGAAGAGTCCCGTAAGGCAGCAGATGCTGTCGTCCAACAGAACCGTGACATTGCGGATGAACTTATTCTTGCGTTTGAGGATAAGACGGGTAAGACTATATCAAAAAAAGATGGCGATAACCTAACGTTAGACTTAGATGCAGCCCGTGAAGCAGGTAGAGAAACTGCTATAGAAGTTACAGAACGTGATGGTGCTTTGTTTGATCTCGCAATAGGCCCAGACAATATAACTTCTCCCATATTAAACCCTGATAAATTTAATGGCATTGTTGCTATAGCTGTAGAACTTAAAAAGAAAAACCCAGAAGCGTTCAACAATAAAAAAACTATTATTGATAACCTATTTGAACTTACTGTAAACAAAGACCTTGATGGACAAGGACTGGTAGATGGCTTGAATAAGTACGGCCTATCCTTTGAAGACTATGTGTTGACAGTAGTAGGGTCAGGTTCTGACGCTGGTAAAGTATTGAATAAACTTTCTCAGATTGCTCGTACTAAACCGACATCCGTAGCAGATGATGCGGCGCAAAAGTTATTGCTGGATCAACAAGGTACTATACGTAAGGGTGTCATGCGCATTGAGAACATTCGCCGTGGATTACTTGTATCACAGGTAGCTACGGCTGCTCGTAACCTTACATCTGGTGGCATACGTGCTCCTCTTGAGGGCTTAGCTAACGTAATGGACAGTGCTCTGTATGAGTTTAGTCAACCTATGGGTAATGGTACGGGTGGATTCTTAGGTGCGGGTAAGAAACTAGCATCACCAGAGAACTGGAAGGACAGCTTTCGGCATATGAAATATATGTTTGATCGTCCTGATGTAGCTAAAGCGTACACTGACTTAGTGCTAGAACAACCTCAACTAGAGTCACAGTTCAACAGGATGTTTAATAACCTAAACGAAATACAAGCACTAACAGGTCGTGGTGAAGGTGGTGCTGCAGATAAAGTACTCAGTGGTCTTGAAGACGTAACAGATTTTCTTAACGTACCTAACCGTTGGCAGGAATACCTAATACGTAGAGGTGCATTCTTCGGTGAGCTTGAGCGTTTAACTAGGCGTGAGTATAAGATTGATTTAATTGATGCGTTGCAAGATGGCAAGCTTAAAGACTTACTTAATGATGCAAGCTCTGTAAAACCGGAGGGTGCTAGATCATTTATTAACATCGTAGATGACTCCGTAACTAAAGCCCTAGACATTACATACGCAAAACAACCTGACATACCTGTGTTCCGCAGCACGTCACAGTTTATAACTCGAAATGGCTTAACAGTTATCATGCCCTTCCCACGCTTTATGTTTAACAGCATGGAGCTTATGGGTCAGTACGCAGCAGGCGCATCCATACCCTTGACACGCAAGGTTACAGAGCTTGTAACGTTAGGTAAGGTAGGCAGTGGCCCATTAACAGCCAAAGACAGACAGCGTATATCACGTAACCTTACAGGCATGGCTGCAGTAGGTGCAGCATACATGTATCGTACCAGTGATGACGCACCCGCTGAGTTCAATCAAGTTAGTGTGTCTGAAGAATCACAAGCGGATACTATGCCACTATATCCTGTACCGCAGTACATGTACCTTGGTGAAGCAACTAAGCGTATGCAAGATGGTACGTTTAACGATTGGTTTGATGCAAAAGAATTTGTAGAAACTTTTGCTGGTACGAACCTACGTACTGGTACAAGTAACGCTCTCTTAGAAGAGGTGTCTGCCTTTGCTGATGCTACGGACCTTACTAAAGGGGAATCTATGGGGCGTCTAGCTGGACGTACACTAGGTAACTACTTAGGTACATGGGCTGTCCCTCTTGCGCAGATAATTGAAGCGCAGCGTGTGGCTGGTGTGCGTGGTTTAACATACGCAGATGCAGCTAAAGACCCTACGCTAGACTTCATGGGTACATTTAAGCGTGAGCTTATTCGTCCTATTGCACAGCGTGGTATCCTTACTACACCAGAGGAAGAGGCTGCACTACCAGAGCGACAGTTCTTGTTTGCAGAAGGTGGTACAAAGCAACGAGGCTCTCCTATTGCTAAGTTTGGCTTGGGCCTTAACCTAAGCGATAAGGATTCAGAAGCTGGTGAGTACCTAACTAACTTAGGTTTCAAAGACTATAAGCTCGGTAGTACATCTAAGGTGCCAAGCATCAAACGTTTTGAGAATAAGATGCTAGGTGATTTGGTTCCTACTGTAGTAGAGGCCATGAAAGGCTTAGAGGATTATTGGCGGCGTGACTATGCTAAGCAACCCGACTCGTTTAAGGCAAAAGTAAAAGAAGAAAAGTACGTTAATACTAATATAAAACCAGAGATACAAAAACAGTTTAGTGCTATCAAGTCTGCCATACGTGAGGGTAGCATCTCACAAGGGGACGCATACACACGGGCGATAGTACAGTACAGAAACGTAAGCCCTGAGTTACGAAAGATTGCAACCCTAGAGTTTTACAAAATGTATCCCGATAGAGAAATAAATGTTTTAAACACTGAGCATATAAACACACTCATAGCTATAGCAGAGGCTAGGAAATAATAAAAGGGGGCATCAACAGCCCCCTCTTTTTTTGTCTATAGTTAACTTCGTTACATTATCGTGTGTCTCCGCTACCGCCTAACGTCCCTGCCTTTTGCCTGTCAGATAACTTCTTCTCATTCTGAGCAGCTATCATACCTAGTGTAAGGTTGAGGTCAGTAGCAAGTGAAGCGCAGTACCATAGTACATCACCGATCTCACTGGCTATTTGTTCTCGCCAATCATCTGGCCTGTTATCTGGCCCGTCACGAATCAACTTCTTAACTTTGTTAGCTACCTCTCCTGCCTCACCTGATAACCCTAGTGCGGGATAAAGGATACGATGTTCTTCTGGGTATATTGCAGTCGTTGCGGCAATGCGTTGGTATGCGTTGAAATCTGACATGCTATACTTCTCCTTTAGGAATTGCTCTGCTTCTTGCTGTAGTGGATTCATACTCTCGTACTCTTTTTCGTTGATCAAAGAAGGCTTTGTTAGAACCTCTCTCCCATTCCCGGTACTGCATTGTGTCCTTGTTGAAAGGATTAAATTGCTTACCCCGTCGAAACGCTGAGTAACCTTGGTCAAATTGAAACCTTAATGGTGCATCATACTTGCCAAGGCCACGATTTTTTCTATTAGTATTTTTTATCATAAGAAACTCCTTATGCTACGTTGATTAAAGTTGCTTCGGTATAGGGTACATGATAGAACTGTTCTCCTGTGTAGATGTTAGGTCCATACGCCTCACGTAGTTTATCCTCAGTCAGAATAGAACTGTCTATACGCCAGCACTTATCCATACCTTTGCTGAAGATATAGAATTGTAGATTACCATGCTTAGATAGCAGTTTCTTTTTACGTTCAAGTATGCGTATCTCTGACCAACTAGTGGGCCAGTCACCCGTCCACGCTGTTTTTACTTCCGCTTCACTGTAGTATGTTACTCCATCTTTCTGTGTTACAACGTCTGCGTCATACGACTCTGTGCTATCCACAAGTTCATGCCCCTCACCTGTTAGGTGAGAGATCAATGTTTGCTTAGCTACTTCGTCATACTTAGCGTAAAGATTACGTGAAAAAGGTTTTCTGTATGCGGTCATGGATTACTCCGATTCTGATGTGGTTTCTAGGGTTTTGCGTAGGCGTTCAACTAACTGCTCATTGAATGAGTGTAAGCTATTCAATTGAAAGGCCATCTGGTTCTTTACGTTAGTGCCGTAAGTAAGCTCCTGCACTAACTTGTTTTGTTCCTCTGTAAAGTCATCTGTTTCGTACTCTGTATCATCTAGGGTTAGTGTAACCATGTCAATTCTCCTTTAGGTTAAGTCTACGATCTCACAAGCGTCACCGCTACATGCTAACGTCTGCATAGCGTTGGTGTTGTCCTCTATCTCATAGTCAGATAGCTTACCCCAATCAATCTTACTTGGCATACAGGACAGTAACATATTATAGTCCGACTTACCACACTCTTGATATGGTGCCTGCTGATATGTATGATCAGAGTGTGGCAAGAAAGACACACCTGACATCTCGTCAAAGTGTTCGTATACAAATGCACCAACTGCCATCCACTCACTGTCTAGCACAGTACATGTAATACTAGGTTTATGCTCACACCAGTGACGTTGATACGCAAGCCATGTCTCTAGCTGCTCAATTGCGGATAGGTCATTGCGGGTGACTGACTTGTTAGGTGACTTAACAGGGAAGCTAAACACTGTAGTAGTGTCGCCCTTCATCACACATGGTGAGTTAGGTACACCTTGATCCTTCATAAACTGTGTCAGGCTATCCTTGTTGTCACCCCTTACGGTACGTATGTAATAGTCACTGTGTCTAGCGTGTATCCCAGAGGCACTGTCTACCAGTTGTGATACGGTGCCGGAGGGTTTGACACATGTAATAGCAGTACTATGAGGAATGCCAAGCTTATCAGCCCAGATAGCGTTAGTAGCTACCGCAATGTGACGAAGATGTTCCAGCGTATTTTCTAGTCCCTTGTTCTTAGATGTAGTCAATGGATTGTCCATGATGCCTGTCAGTGACACACCCAACAAGCGTTCTTCCTCTGTGTTTTTTGTCCATATCTTTCGTAGGTAGGGGAAACGTGTCATAGTAGATTGTATTGTACCTAAGATCGTAGCCAGCTTAACTTTCTCTGCTAGAGTTTCCAATGTATCGGTGGATCGTACAACACACTCGGTTAAGTTACAGAACTGATATGGGCGTAAAATTATTTCGCTGCAAGGATTTGTCCCGAACTCAAAGTTAGGATCACGTCTGCCATATTTAGCTGCCTGCTTCTTGGATGCCTCACGGTTGAAGATGCCACGCTCACCTGACTTAGACTCAACCAATGACAACCACTCACGCATGAATGTTTCCATGTCTGGCTTCTCAGTGTACGACACAGAGTTATTTGATAGCGCCCTGTGTGGTGCATTGTCCCACCACTGACCTGACTTAGCGTGACGCATACGATCATCACTAAGATTACTCAATGAAATCATAGCACTACGGCGTACACCACCTACCACAACCACCTGACCAATGAAGCACATAAGATCGTGACACTCAAGTGACGATAGCTTACGTCCTTGTGCTGCCTTGAATGTAGATACAGCAAAGTTAAACAACTCAATCAATGGTGCAGGGCCTGACGCTCTACCGCCAAACGTTTTAAGTCGTGCACCTGCAGGACGAATCTGAGATACATCCCACTTAGGAATTTCACCAGCCCATAGGAGTGCAAGAACTTGACGGAACCCTTTAGCCCACCCTTCCTTACTGTCCTTAACGACAATGACAGACTCACTCTCGAAGAGTTGAGGCACATCTGGAAGCTTACTGATGAACTGTCGCTCAACACTGAAGCCGACACCAGTACCACAGAGGAGAATGTACATAGCCTCATCAAATGACTTAGGGTCATCTACGGGTAGGTAGCTACAGTTGTAGCCTGCTGTGTTGTCACGGTCTAGCGCTGGTCCCGCTGTCATCATCGCTCTCATAGATGGCATAAGGTTTAAACTGAGGATAGCGTCCTCAATATCTTTTGCAATGCCAATTGTGTCAATGTCCAGTGCTCTACGTACTACGTCATTCATGTAACGTCCTACTGTCTCAGGCCATGACTCTCTGCGCCCTTCACTCTCAAGCCACCTAGCGTAGCGAGAGGTATGAATGAACGCTTGATAATCCGTTGGTAAATAATTGTTCATGTATATACTACTCCGTTAATATCTTGATTGATTTAATTGACATACCGTCAATGTCATATATGTATTCTTGTAAGGCGTCTCGTACTTCATCGTCAAGCAATCCATCTACAGGCACTTGATACTCTGCCTCATCTATGTCAAGGGTTAGAAATACTTTAACTATCATCTTGTGCCTCAATGAGTCTGTTAAGATACCAATGTGCTTTCTTTAAGTCCTCTACACCATTCTTATATTTGTATCGCCACAAGTACTTTAAGATGTTACCTTGTAGATAACTCTCGAAACCCTCTGGACCTGTTGCTGCACGAATGGCATCCACGCATTCAATGCCTGCAAAATTGTAGTGTGCAGGTGAGTTAACCATGTCTTGTTCATCCATGTTCGTGTCCTCCCTAGTTAAACTTAACGTTGATTACGTTATCGTCAATGGCTACAACTTTTTTTTCTGCCGTTACCTCTACCTCTTTTAGTTCTTCTTGTACCTCTGCAACTATGTCAGCCAGTACTTGGCGCACGTCTTCGTCTTCTTCCATTGCGGGTATAGCTGCACAAACCATAGCCGTTAAGTGCATGAGTTGGAAGTGGTCATGGTCACTCATATTATTATCATCGGTAGTTACTGTACCTACCATCAACTCGCCCGTCCAATCGCCCTTCTTATCTAAGAAAGGGGATAACCTAATGATGTAGTCGTTAGGGTCGAAGTCAATATAAACTTTATCTTCTGCCATGTGTAAGTTATCTCCTCTTTACTTTTTTATATGGGCAGTGGATCAATGCAGGATGCATGTCCTTACCCTTCTCATATAACCAATCCTCTGGAATGATCCTGTCGTAGTATTGTATACCATGTTTGTCACACCATTGTCCATAGGTACTTTTAGCACCCTTACTTAATTTTTTCTTGCTGCTGGTAAACACAAACCTTATGTCAAGCTTAGGATGTTGAGCCTTGACAGCTAAGTGTTTGCGTCTATCATCAGAAGAAAACAATCCTTTAGTTTCAATAATGATCCCGTTACCTAACACAAAGTCTGGTGTGTAGGTGCGGTACATGAGGTCTTCCCATTCGATCTTAACCTCTTCGTATTTAAACTTTATACTGCGTTCAACGAGGTAATCTTTTGTTCGTACTTCGAGGCCACTCCTAAACCCATGCTTCATAGCGGCAGCGAATTGCTTCCCCTTCACTTTATGTACGCCACTATTGGCAATGTCTTAGCTTTTGATACCTTAGATGGTAGCTCCTCAATGTCGAAGCAAGAGAACCTGAAGTCACAGAACTTACAGTTGTCATTAAGCACTGTGTTACCTGATGGTACACCCCTGAATGTCTCAGGCACAGGCGCAAAGCAACGCTCAAACGTATTATCGTTCACTGTTTTTACTGTCTTCTCAAGCTTAGCTATCTGTTCGTCCATGTCAAGACCATCAGCGGGTACATACTTGATGTTACCGTTAGACTTATTGACTACCCACCAGCCACCTACCTTCTTGCCAGATGCCTTAGCGTAACCTGCCAGTTGTCCAACGTATCCGAATGGGTCACTCTTCTGTAGTGTGTCGTATGATTCAAACTTATTGCGGTATGACCAATCGGATGCAGACTTAACGTCATCCATTGCGCCATCCACAACAATATCATATGACCCCTTGATCATAGCGTCACCTAGTTGTAGTGTTACAAAGTTGTCCTTGTCTTCATAGGGGTAGCCAGCCTCCTTAATGATCCCTTTGAATGCAGCTTCTACTATGTCACCTAGAAGCATGTTCATCACAAACGTGGTTGGTTTGGGCAACGCTTCCTCTGGCTTGTTCTTAGCAAACCAAAGCTGACAAGTAGGCTTACCAATGTTAGACATTCGTAAACGAAACTCGTCACGCCCTTTGCCCCCACCAAACTGGCGTCTTATAGCATCCATTACATCTGTACCAATCTGTGTTATTGTCTCTTCGGACATAGTTGATTTACCAGATGTAGCATCTTCAAGATACTGATTGATCGCCAGTTCAGCAGGATGGTTCATTAGACAAAATCCTCTAGGTCAATGTCTACGAACGCTTCTACCGTGTCAGTGTCCACGTCCTCATTCTTATGCATGTTCTCACTCCATGTATTGAGAATGTATACATTGTAGTTCTCAATCCATGCCATGAAACTAGCGAATGTTTCTTGTGACGCATTGTCCATGTCTAAGGTAGTACCCAAGTCGATGTCAGCTACAGGAATGTAGAAGCTGCTACCGTTTGGTAGTGGTACTTCCTTAGTGGTAGAAGTAATGTAGTGCTGCGGGGGTAGTCGGCGCATCTTGGTAAGCTTAGTAAACATCTCACCCATAGTCTTGAATGCGTCACGGTTATCAATCTCCCAGATGAATGGCGTAGTGTCTACGTCAACAGGATTACCATTCTCATCTGTAGCGTTGACCATTTCTACTGTGCCGAACAATGCACGAACACGTTTGATAGACTTGATAAGGTCTTTCATTGTGTCCGGCAGTGCAGCCCAATCCTGAATGAACCCCGCAGGTTTACCGCAGTTAAAGCCACCATCGTTATCCTTCATGTCATTATTAAGATCGTTAGCCATGACACTCTTTACGAAGCGGTTAGCTGTAGTGTCGTTACCCTTGATAAACTTCTTGTACATAAATCGTTGCAAGAAGGGGCGGATGGATACGGATTCGGCGTACACAGTAGGCCCATCGGGAATCTCTAATTTGTATACACCCCCACCAATGACCTCTACGTTCTTCATCTTACCATTGATCTCTTGCTGACCCATGATAGGGGTGTGATGAATGCGTAGACGTGCAAGTGTACTTGACTTGTTAGTTTGCTTAGGTGCATCCGCCGCCATGCCCATTGCTTGAGCCATTGCTGCGAAGTTGTTAGTGTCGATTGTTGTAACTTGATTCATGTGTAAGTCTCCTGTTTTTGAATAGTCGAAAGGTAGTTATATCACGCTACGTCTTTTGTGTCAAGCCAGTTTGGCCCTATCTTCGCCTCTAATAATAGAGGGATGTTAAAGTCTATGCCCCATTTCTTATTGACAATGGGTATCAGCCTGTCGTTAGCTGCCTTGATTACCTGCAGTACTATGTCCTCCTCGTCTGGGTGTATGTCAATTACGATTGAGTCATGCACCGTGTTGACTACACAACTGTGTAGCTTGTTTGCTGTCAGTAGCTTATCAATGTATATCAGAGATATAGGTACGATGTCAGCTGTTGCGAACGATTGAACAGGATAATTCTTTATCTGTGTGAAAAATGTCACACCTCCGAACCTCCGTCTTTGTACATCAGGGAATGAGAACTCACGTCCTGATGGTGTAGTGATCTTGCTGGTACTTAACGCTTCCTTTGCTAGTTCTGAATGCCACTTAGCGATACCTGAGTACTTCTTGGTAAACTGTTGATAGTATGCAGCTTCTGCCTCTGACCTACCAAATCCACTGGCCCCATACAACGGAGCGAATGTGTGTGGCTTGGCTTCTTGACGTGACGTAGGTTGACCTGCATCTGATATAACTTTTGCTGTGTAAGCATGTACATCAAAGCCTGTAGTTACCTCGTCAATAGCAGTCATGTCTTGCGATAGGAATGCAGCGACACGAAATTCTAATTGAGCAAAGTCAGCCTCCATAATCTGACCGCCATGCCAACGGGATACGAATACCTTCTTGACAGGAAACGTACCACCACGTGGCATGTTCTGCATGTTGGGATCAGCACCCGACAAGCGGCCTGTACCAGTGCGGTGTTGCAGCAGACGAACGTGTAGCTTACCGTCAGTCTTAACGTGTGTTGCTATGCCCTCTACGAAGCTACTGAGGTACGTCTCTACGGCTGACAACCTACGTACATTCTGTAGGAATATCTCAGCTACCTTCATACCCTTGGATCGGGCAATGGCTTCAAGGAATACAAGGTTGTCTTTACCTGTACCAAAGCCATTGGCACTGATCCACTTAGAGTTAGGTGGTGTAAACTGTAGACCTGCTATGGTACTAGAGTTAGTATAATAGAAACCGCCTCCAATACAAGTAGGACATTTATTAGTTCTAGCAAATGGTGTACCATCTTTCTTTACCTTTCTAACTTGACCACTACCAAAGCAATCCTTGCATTGATGTGCCTTCTGTTTGTATAGCCTCTCGCTGTATGCTTTAACGTTACGTCTGTATTCTGCATCGGGCATACGTTCATCAAACAAGTCTACCCACATCTTCTTATCGTGTGGCTTACGACTGTATATAATCCATGACAATTGCTCTGGGCTATTGAGGTTGATAGGTCTATCACCCATAAGGTCACGTGCCTGTTCTTCTAATGCAATCGTAAGTACGTTACGTTCTTGCTCGAACTCGTCACGTACCTCCATCAGTGCGTCCATGTCTACTTGAAAACCACGCTGATAGATACGTGCTAAGTGTATACATAATTGATTGGTCAACTGTATTGTTGGTATCAGTGACTTGCATTCCGCATAGGATGTCTGCAAAACGTTATACAATTGTTGAGTAGCGTGTAGGTCATGGGATAGATACTCTGCCAATTCAGCATGAGGAATATCCCGTGTTGAATATCCATCTTTAAAGTACTCCTTTAATGTGTCCTGTTTCTTTGTGTCTAACTCGTACCGTTCAGCACATGCCTCAAGGGACAGTGGTTGTTTCTGTCCACGTTGTAGTACGTACTCGCCCAGCATAGTGTCGAACACTGCACCGTCATAGGTAAAGCCTGACTCCCACAACCATAGTAGGTCATGCGGTGCGTTGTGTGCTACAAGTAGATGGGCAGCGTCCAGTGCGTCTTGTACTATATGCCGCCCATCTGTGGTAGGTTGTTGCTCTGCGTGATCAAACGTTACAATTGTTTCATTCATGTGATCATCTAGCATACCTACCATAACTAATGTATTCTCTGGCTCGAATGGATCAAGGTGTAACTTACCATTTCGCTTGACTGTTGTGTTTTCTACGTCGAGGGTTAGTATCATTGTGTCTCCTATACTGCTATGTCATCTTGCCAGTGTGCCCAGTCATCAAATATATCAACATTATAAGCTTCGTCAAGGTCTTTCTGAAACTTTTTATCGTTACCTGCCATAGCTATTGCATCAAGGGCTTCTTTAAATGACACATCATGTTCTTTCATGGCATCAATTAACATGCCTACACCTCTGTTGTTTTGATCCGTCATTGATCACTTCCTGACTTGTCCCACGCAGCGTCTAACCCAGCCTGAACTAAGGATACAAAACCTACATTAAAGATAGCTTTGTATGTTTCTGGGTCACACTCTAGTTTCAGCGTAGCACTACCATCTTCATGTTCATCAATTTCTGTTATTTTAATTATATCATTCATCTACTATCCCCTTGTTGTGTTTACGAAACCTTTTGTTGTAGGCTTTTTTAATCCTCTTCAACTGACCAGCTTTCCACAGGTAAAACTTACGTGCTTTAGTGAGGCCATCATATTCATCGCCACCCTTCATGGGAATACGTTTAGTCATTTATCATCTCCTATTGCTACTGGGGTGTTAGTAATAGCAAGTACTGCCCCTTAACTAATACAGTGATGTTGTTTACTCATCATAGTTCTCCTCAAATCCATAGAAGTTCATCACACGGGTGATTGCTATTACATCACCTGATAGCTCCTCATAGTCTTGCATTTGTGGTTCTGACAGCTTCTGCATGTTATCCAGACGTGCAATCTCTTCAAGATACATGTCCCGTGTACCCTTGAGACGTACCTTAACGACAGCATCTGCAAAGTCATACATCGTGTCGCTACCTTCAAGCTCTTTGTAGATTTCACTCAGCATCTTTTAGTTTCCCCTTTAATGTAATCCTCACAATCCCATGAGAAGTCACTCATAGCGATAGGTGCATTGTCTGGATCGTGGTCCCACCAAAGGCGAGAGCCTTCACGTTCAGCCTCACCGAAGTGGCGGGTGCAGGCTGTGTTAGTGCAGTCTGATGCACAGAAGGTTTTATCTTTATAGCATAGTGCCATTTGTTTGTTCCTTTGTTTTCTTCAGTTCAGCTTGATAAGCAGCATAAGCAGCATCAGCATAAGCAGCAGCATCAGCAGCATAAGCAGCATCACGTTTAGCAGCAGCATCAGCAGCATAAGCAGCATCAGCAGCAGCATCACGTTTAGCATCAGCAGCATAAGCAGCAGCATAAGCTGCCCTTAGTTCTTCTCCTTTAGTCATGTTAGTCATTCTGTTTCTCCTCTGCAATCTTATTGAGCATATCAAAAGCCTCACCTACACTGATTTCTGCTACAGCACACATCAACACTAGCCTGATACCATCTTCTACAAACATCTCTCTGGTGTCATAGCTCATGTCAAACGTGTAGGTAGCTGAACCATCCTCATGTTCTACTACTTTCTCTACATCGAAGTAATACCCTTTGTTATTCGTTGGTTCCTTGTGTTCAGTCATCGCAGCACAACCATCACCTGACGGGTAATCCAAAGGTTCTCTGCAGGAAGGGCATAGATCAGTCATTCTGTTTCTCCTTTAATATAAATCTCATTAGTCATCTTGTTCAACCGATAGGTATTGGTCTGCGTCTATAGTGTAGCTACACCCCCTCAAGAAGTACGTAAAGTATTGCAACACCTCCTGCATGTCCATGTTGTCAGCATTAAACTCTAGAGTAATTGTGCAGCCACCGGGGTCTGTGTTAGTGAACTTCATATCAGTAAGCATCCTCCATCAATGCTATCCACGACACAGGGAATAGCTTTTCCATTTGAAAGTATATGTCCCAAGCTACTTCTTGTGTCTCTGCCTGTGTATCAGTGGCGCACCTTAGCTTACACATATCAGCAAAGGCATCAAGGCTACCTGACCAGTACCACTCAGTCATGGTGGACTGTGGTA